TTCTTAACGATATAATCACAACCGAGTTCTTCAAGCATTGCCTTTGCAATAGTTGTTTTTCCCATTCCTGGGCCACCTGTTAGCAAAAGATTTGGAATAGATCCGTCTGACACAAATCTTTTAAATACATCTTTTGTTTTTTGTGGGAGAATTGTATCTTCAATAGTCTTTGGTCTATATCGTTCAACCCAAAGTATTTCTTCGGTTTTTGCGTCAAGCGCCATACTATAAACTCCTGTGTAGTGTGTTAAAATGCCACCAATTAATCGGTGGCATCTTTTGTGTTTGCTTCTTCTTCTTTAACAACTTTATTTTCTTCAATAAACTTGGCAAGTTTATCTCGTACAGTACCAACTGCGGTAAGTTCATTACCTTCAATTGCGCCACGTTTAACACAAATGTCAATAATAGAAATTGCATTTGCCACATCTTGTGGATCAATATTTGTCATTATTATCCTTTCACATATGTTGATTTTGTATCTACTCCGACAAAGTAAGATACGTCGTTTCCTTTAAACAATGAAATACCTTTTGCACAAAGAGTTACTTCATAATCTTGCGGCAATAACTTAAGATTATCAGTCTTAATGATAATTGTAAATGTATCACTAGTTTCGCCAATTTCAACGCCAAACGTATCAGAAGATGGGTTTTTATTATCTACTGCACGTAAGAAACATTTTCCATCTTCGCCAACAAAAGCAATTTCTTCAAACTGTAAAACACCTGATGCTTTCATTACTGATTGTAAATCAGACCATTCAACATTTACTTTTACGTCTTCAGTTGGAATAGAAATTTGTTTCTCGGGTGCCGCATGTACCATAGAGATATCAGCATACACATATTTTGTTTTACGCTTACCTTCCGAAATGATAAAGTGTTTTTCGTGAAACTCAACATCAGGGTCCGTATATAGACTTAAAATTGATAAGAAACGTGATACGTCGTAAATAATTGCTTCTGAAGGAAATTCGTCTTCCAAATTTGCAATAGCAATCAAAGTTTTTTCAGGAGTAATAGTTCTTAAAGTTTTACCAGGTTTAATCACAATTGATTTGTTAATTGCGGCAAAACTTTTAAGGACTGTTAAGGTACGTTCAGAAAATTTCATTATATAAAGCTCCATTATTCATTGAGATAGTTTTAATTATATCACATATTTTATTGATGTCAATCATTAACGCCTAAAGGCCATCTTTTTTTTCTTTTGATAATTTTTAGAATTTGATTTCTTTGTAGCTGTAGGAGACGCGCCAATTGCAGCTATAGCTCCCATAGATCCTCTGAATATATAATTACCCACATGTTGTAATTCCATCCAAGGACACATGTGTATTTTAATTCCAATTTTTCTTGCGTTGCGACAAAAGAAATAATCCTCTGATAAATATCTTCTTGAGGTAGGATCAATTTCACAATCAAAGAAAGCTGTTATTTCATGAGACCCATCAAAAGATTCCGATCTTGTATGATCTGGCTTATATTTAAGTTCAGGATATGCTGCGGCATATTTTTCCAAAACTTCACGTGGTATCAGCATAAATCCAGTGCCTGCTTCATTTACTTCTACAGGCTCATCAAGCCTAAATTCTTTTTGACCTTGTATTGGATTAAATACATAATCGCCAGTATAAAAGTTTAAATCAAAAGGATTCTCAGCTTTGCCTTGTTCAACTGCCGCTTTTACTTTTTCCCACGAAATGGTCTTTTTAGGATAAGGACCAGTCATAACTTCGTATTGATCTGGATATGTTGTTTGAATACCCAAAAGAGAAAGAACATCGTTTGGTCTAAATCCAATATCAGAGTCAACAAACATAAGATGAGTACAATCAGATCTTATAAATTCGTCTACAACATAATTTCTTGCCCTTTGTACTAAGCTTTCATTAAAAAGATAATATACTCTTAATTCTATACCATATTGAGCACAAAGTGTTGATAAGTCATTCGTTGCTTTACAGAACAAACCTGCACATTGACCACCATACATTGGAGCTCCAAGAAAGATTTTATATTGTCTTAAATGTTCCGCTGTTATCTTGAGTTCCATTTAAATTCCTTCACTGTTAATCATTCATAATAGGTTCGTCTAGAGACATTTTGTATATCGGTGGTATACCTTCTTCACCTAATAGTTTGCATTCTTCCGAACAATACCAAACTTTATTATTAATTATGCGTCCACACCAAGTATCTATTGCCTGAAAAGAACCATTTTCCATAGGTTCAAAAAACAAATGTTTCTTTTCACACGCCATTATAAAATGTCTAAATCGTTTTCGGCGCGATGTATTTGTTGAAAGCGTAATACGTCAGCTAAGATATCCCACGAACTATCATGCTTCTTAAATACTGTATCCCATTTTTCTTCATTTGTCAATGGTGGAAACCCATTTATTTTTGGAAAGTTTAACTTTGCGTCAATATATGTACGAGTATCTCGAACTCTCCAATATTTAAGATATTCTTCAAGATGAAGTAATTTGCCTTCAGCTTCAAATATGCGAGCAAGAATGATTGGATCGAACGTATTTGAACGACTCCACCAATAATCTATTTTAGGAGACTCAATTAAAAACTCGTGAAATTGTTTTACAAAATCTTTTACCGTAAGATCCGATTTCTTAGGAGATATGTTTGCACGCACGTCGGCAGCCTGTTCTTCCCAAAAAGCAAGAGTCGACCTATCAACTTCCCAACCATAATTTGTTACTTGATCTTTGACTGACAGTTTAAACTTTCGAGTTAAACTAATACTGTCTAAACCATATGGATTTGAAGATAGCATTCTATCCATATCAAATACCATAACAGAACAATCAATTACGGCGCAAGTTCGTGCATCCTTGCCCATTGTTTCAAAGTCAATTACTAAATGTTTGCTCATGCAAAAAATTCCTCAAGTGTTGCTCGATTTACCGTACCACGAGGATCGTTTTCAACTGTCTCTTTGTGATTGTTTTGTCTAAAGAAATTTGTATCAGATAACGGAAGTTTACCTTCAATAAATTTTAAGATTTCAGTATGAATATCACGAGATGTTGGAACAGGTACGTTCTGTGCAATATGATTCACTTTTGGCAATCCGCCAACAAGTTCAAAGTCGTGTGGGAAACCCATCATATGTAAACACTCACGAATAGTCAAAGATCTTTCGTGCACCGGATGAATTGAATCTACCATATTACGACCAATAACAGCATTCATATATTCACCAAAAACATGAACCGATCCGTCCCAAATGCCTTTACCCATTCCAAACTTTTTAATAGCGTGTTCAGACAACTTAATACCTTTTTCATCACCGATATCTTTGAACCATTGATTTGCTTCAGGCAACAAACCTTTACCATTTACATAGTTAAAGGTTGACTTTACGTTTGCCTCAATACAAAGTTCACGAGGATCGCGGTTTGTTTTCATTTTAATAAATCGCCAATAAGGTTCGGTTGCAACACCGTCATTTACAATTAAGTCTTGTTGTAATGCGTCAGACGGTACTCGATTTAAATGCTCAAGGAATGTTTCTCTATCGCGTTTATACCAACTCATAATTGGTGACGTTTCAGATTTCCATCCAATTGCAAAAGTACGATCTCGAGCTTGAGGCAAACCGTGATACTTAGTTGACGTTTTATATAATGTCAAACTATATCCTCTTTCTTTACAAATGTCAAATAGATTATGTGCTACTCCACGACCTTTGTTTGTATAAAGAGCAGGAGCATTTTCAACAACTACTGCTTTTGCTTCAAATTTATCAATACCGTCTTTAAATACTTCATACATATATTCGTTCTTTGCACAATTAGAACCTTTAACCTCTTCAGATCGGCCTGTATTCAATTGTGATAAAGCAGCACAAGGAGGAGTACCCGAGATTACATCAACTTTGTGTTTTGGCATTGGGTTTGCTTCATTGAGCACAATATACTCAAGGCCGCGTTTCTTTACGTTGTTTTGATAGTTTATGTAATGAGAATCGTTTGCTTCAAAACCATCGTATGAATATATCGCTACAGGTGGTTTTCCAAACGCTTTTTCAGCACCTAACATTTGTCCACCAATGAGTGGCACAAGTGGTGCCCAAGTTAAATTTGTCATAATTTACTCCGTTTATAATTCTATATTGGCATAATCTCTTACATACTTTTTAACTTGATTATGTAAGAAAGTACCGTCAAACAGATCGTCTTTGTCAAAGAATTGCCAAAGAACATCAAGTATCTTTTCACGCTCATCGGGATTTGCTTCAAGATAATCTATCTTTTCCCACATATCCTCAGGGCTATTTATACGTAAAATATCAGGTACGTCTAAGATCTTTTCAGTATCATAACCTGGGTGAAAGAACGGAATAATACCGTACATAATCATTTTCCAAAACTTTTGAGTTACAAAGTTTCCTGTTGGCTGATGCGGTGGAGGAATAATTGTATATTTCGTTCTAAAGAACTCATCCTCAACTTCAGCAATACGTTTTTCTTCAAACATATCAGGATATTCGTTTGTAAACTCTTCAGCCCATTTACCGTATACTTTAACATCAGTACGGCCTTTATCAATAAACCAATCACGAATAAACTTATCTCGAGATTGTCCACCATTTAAACCAATCGTAAAGAGGATGTCTTTATTAATATTCCGCCAATCTGTTTTCTTTTCGTCAAGCATAAAGATTGTTTCAATACCTGCATACGAATGATGTTCGTATACTTCTACCGGGTTCAGGCTGTTTTCGTATGAAGGAATGCGTTTTGTTTTAAACTTACCTTCGGTTTGACTCATTACAACTTTTGGTTCGTTTAGCATATCACGAGCAATAGACGGAACATATTTAGGATCACCGCACAAACCAATCCAAGGAATTTGTGTTTCATTTAATGTGTTCATAATAGGACCGTAATAAAGCACAAACATATCAAGAGACTTTGCAATGCCTGAACCATCAAGACGCATAATACCTTTATCAGGTATACCTACGTTTGGCATTGGCCCATAATAAATCAATCCTAAATCAAACTTAAGACCTAAACGTTGAATTTTTGCCCATAACCAATTATGTGGCAATTCTGTTATATGCCTATCCCAATCGTCAAATAAGTCAATAATATTTGATGGAACTGTTTCCTCTTCCTCTTCTCCGAAGAATGCACTTAAAGTTGCATTACTTTCCTTTTTACGGACACGCTGTAAATCAGAACGCCCAATCAAATAAAAGTTATGTTCAGGATATTTCTTTGCAAGCATAGTATACATCATTGGTGCTTCTTCATCACCATTTGTCATACTACGCTTGTCTTTGTCAAAATAGATTGAGCGGCCGATCTTACCAATTACAATATTCATTTTCACTTCCCCACTTATATAACAATTGCTTGCCAAGATAATACAAGTACATAGAATAAGGATACTCGTGTAAAGCAGCAATATTCAAATAGATTAATGCAGTTAGGATCTTTGTTCTTTCAACACAAAATCCATTACTATTTAGCCATTTGTAATACTCTTGCTCAACATCAACAAGTGTAGAAGGCCGCAAAATATCAATAGTAATATTTCCGGTATCATCATATGAAACTGTAAAATAATCGTTATGAACCATTGAATGTGATACGATTAAACCATGATTGAATTTTGCAAAATCATAATAAGCGTCGCCTATTTCATAATTACCTTTACCAAAGTTTTGCCGCCAATCAATTAGAATAGGATTATTCTCATCATCAACCAAAATATTTTCATTGTGGAAATCACCATGAAATGCGGTAGCAAACGGATTTTCGCAAAGAAGGTCCCAATTAATATTGTCAAGTAATACAGCACAAGATGGAATTGTCATTCCATTAACTGTTGTAGCTTTATCCATTACTTCGTATTTTGTATGAAATAAATCAACACGCTCTTTTGTCTTTTTTTCATAAAAATCATAACAAGATGCAATCAATTCTGGTGTTGCTTCAGTATGATTTGGCTGCCACATCTTTTCGTTAATTGTATCAAGAATGTGATGCATCATATTATCGTTAATCTTTTTACTCAAGATATCGCCATAAACCATTTTATAAACATATAAGTTTTTGTCATACGATATAATTTTTGGAAATAAATCTTTGTGTAATACGTTTAGTCTTTGGATCCTATCAGCAATGAATGCTTCATCAACTGAGAACTTAATTACGTCATCACCGTTAAACCAAATAGCTTCGTTTTCTTTTTCAAGAATATTAAACCGACCGTCGTCAAGTTTCTCACG